GGCGAAAGCCGGCTTGGGTTTCCTGTTGGGGGCGAAAATCCCCAGGCCCAAGCCGATCCAGGAGATGAAATCGACGAAATCGTCGTGGGTGCCGTAGGGAAACTTCAAAAGCTCATCGCGGGCCTCAGCCCACCAAGGAGCGAATGAAGGAAAGTAGACCATTCGCATCGCCATGCGGCCGTTGATGGCCTGGGCGCGGGTTTTCTTATCGTGGGTAGGAGTGACTTCGACGACGCTGCAAAAAGTCGATCTTTCGAGCATGCGCTTTCGCAAAAACGGGCCGATAGATTTTGATATATGTCCTTTTTCCGCCCACCAGAACAGCGGCTTGTAGTCGGCCATGAGATCGATCATGCGTTCGACGACCTGGTCGGTCGAATAGCGGCCCCAGACCAGTTTCGGCATCACCCATAGGTTCTGATCCTTATCGACGCCGACGACGCCCGCGCAGGTCTTGTCGCGGTCTTGCGCGATCGAAACGGCGTGGTCGGACGCGGCGTAAAAGCGAAGTTCTTCCCGCGGCGGCATCTCGTTCTTGCTGTAGGTCATGACGCAGTCGCCGGGGAAGAAATTCCCGGCTTCCGGCGTCGGCGAACCCTGGTAGAGGGCCTGAAAACCGCGCGGATCGCCCTCGCGCATGTCCTCCAGGTACTCGACGGGGAAACGCTCCGGCCAAAGCGCCGTGCCAGGCTTGCGACCGATCGGATCGTTGTCGCGAGCCAGCGCCGGGAGGTCGATGATCGACCATTTCTTGGCTTCGGTGAGGACGTAAGACGGATTTGTCTTGTCTGTAAGCCGTCCGACGAGGTCGTCCTCGTGCCATCGCGTCTGGATGATGATTATCCAGCCTTTCGAGGTCACGAGGCGGCTTCTCATCACCTGCGTGTACCACTTCCAGACTTTTTCACGAACCGTCGGTGAGTCAGCCTCTGTACGATCCTTGATCGGATCATCAAGGATAAGACCGATGGCTCCTCTGCCAGTAATTGAGCCACCGCGACCCGTAAAAAAGACCTTTCCGCCGGTTTCGACTTCAATGCGATCGACCGAAGCAGTGGTGATCGCGATGTCCGGGAAGATTTGCCGGAAAATCGGGTCCTCAATGGTGTTTTTAACTTCACGACCGAAATCCCAAGAGAATTTCTCGTTGTAGGAAGCCGAAATGATGCTGTCGCGGGGGTGTTTGCCCAAAAACCACGGCGGAAACAGCCTCGATGCCAGCTCCGACTTGCCGTGACGGGGCGGGCAATTGATGATCAGGCGTTTCAGGCGCCCGGCCTCGACCTCTTCCAGGGCGGCAGCGATCACTTCCTGGTGGAGAGCCGGTTTGTAGAGGCTAAAATCGGCGTCGTCGGGGTGATCCGGGTCCGGGTGCATCGCCTTGGCGAAGCCGATCAGGGAAGTTTTGGCAGTGAGGCTCGTTTTCCGCCTTTTGAGGGCCTGGAAGTAGCGAATTTCATCTGCCGAGAGCTGAGCCATCAGGCGACGGCGATCCCGTTCGAGTTCACGGTGGTGGTTTTCCCGGCGACCGTCGCGGTCACGGCGCAGGAGACGGTTTTGCCGCTGTCGGCAGCCACCAGGAGGTACGTCTGCGCTGTCGCGCCGGCTATGGCGACGCCGTTCCTCAGCCACTGAAAAGTATATGTCGGCGCCTGTATCCAGGTGCCGACGGTGACCGCGAGAGTCGAGCCGACCGTCGCCGTGCCGGAAGCGACCGGCGGGGTGACGTTGATCGGATAGCCAGCTTCGTAAGCCTGATCGACGACCGCGAGATAAGGCTTCATCGCCCGCGTCACGATCTTCTGGTGGGTCTGGATGAAAGTCACTTCCGGCGAGGTCAGGGCCATCGCTATCTCCTCAGATTTTTCCCATGTCCCGACTTACGGACACGACCACGAACACCACGGCGGCACAGACCAGGACGGCAGCGACCGCTAGGGCGATGAGACCGGCCATCTCAACGCCCCCACGGGAAGCCCGAGAGGACGACGATCAGGGCGATGCTCCAAACGGCAAAGAGAGTGGCGGTGAACTCGCGCGTGATGACCGCCCAGACGAAGCTCAGGATCAAGAAAACCAGAGCGAAGATATGGACGAGAAAATCGGCTCCCATCATAGCCTCCCGGTCAAGAGCAAGATGAGGAGGACGAGGATGACGACGCCGAAAACCCCCGAGGGGTAATAGCCCCAGTTCTGGGCATAGGGCCATGTCGGCAAGACGCCGATGAGCAGGATGACGACGACGATGATCAGGAGCAGCGATATCGACATCTATGATCCCCTTCGTGGCACCGGCATCGGCACGGGCTGCGCTTGACGCTGCTCGATGATCACGCGCGCTACAGGTATGCTCGGATCGACGCGACGCTCGGGGACCGACTGGATGACGATGCAGCCGCTGAGCATCAAGCACATTCCGAGGGCCAGAGCTGCCATCAGCTTTTCGCCATGTAAGCCACCAACCCGCCGGCCATCGCCCCGACGGCGGCGATCGCGGCATCCTTGGTCAGCTCGCTCACCCTTACACCCAAAGCCGCCGCGACGACGATAACAATCAAGACCACGCCGAGGGTGAAGGCGATGACGACGGCGACGGAGCCGCGATACTGGCTCACGCGGGATCGACCTCCGGACCCGTGTCCTTGGCCTCGTCGGCGAGAAGTTTCGTCTGCTCCGACCGGGAGCGGTAATATTTCGGGTCTTGCGGGAGGGGCTGCTTCGGCGGCGGCTCCGGTGCCGGCACGATCACCCACAAGCCGCCGTGGTTCTTGACGATCGCCTCGACGATCGACGGCGCGGCCGGCGCGGCCTGTCCGACAGTGGCGGAGTGATCGAGCAAGGCGGCCGTGTACTCGTCGATCGCCGCCTGGAGATCGTAAGCCAGGGCCTGATAGGTTTCGGCATAGATTTCGAGCGCAGGCATCTAGCCACCCTTGATGATGTAGTTGACCAGCACCGTCGGCTGCATGTTGTTGTGGTCGGTGTCGCTGCCGCCGCCGTTGATCGTGCCGACCTGAACCAACGTGCCGCCAACGGTTTGACCGGCACCGCTGGCACCGAAAGCTGTCGGGTTGCTTCTCACATTGTACAGATGATTGTGGGTGGCCTGCTCGGCTTGCGTGATCGTGTGGCTTTGCTCGCCGCAAAAACCCCCCAAGCCGACACTGGCAAGGCCGAAGCCGATCGCCAGCCGCCCGGCCGCGCCCTGCGCGCCGCCCATGTTATCCATGCCGGCCGGCACTCTTCCCCGCAGGTCGGGGATGCCGAACGTGGTCGAGCCGTCGCCGGCACCCCACACCGCCAACCCGCCGGTCATCGTGTTGAACAAGTTGAAGAGCAAAGGATTGGAGGCGCGGGGAACGTTCTGGCCGTTGCAGGCGTACCAGCCCGCCGGGATCGAGCCAGGGGCCGCCGCGAAAGCGAAGATCGTCCCCGGCGGCGGAATGACCTCGGGTCCGCCGGTCGTCGCCACCCACTTCGTGCCGTCCCAGCGCCACGACTGCGCGCCCGAGGCGAAGACCGCATTGAGGGCGGGGGCGTTGGGGAAATCGATTGCCATGTCGCCCGCTCCCTAGTGACAGTATTCGGTGATGATGACGATGCCTTGCGTGGCGGGGCCGCCGTTGAGGCCGCCCCCGGCATTCGAAGTGGAAGCGCCGCTGCCGCCCGCGCCGTAGCCGGTCCCGCCAAAACCGGCGTTGACCCCGCGTAGAGGAATACCGCCCTGCCCCATGAAAGAGTTGCCGCCTGCGCCCGAGTAGTTGGACATCGTTGTGATCACGGCAAAGCTGCCCAGACCGCCCGTGCCGCCGGCAATCGAATAGTCGCCTACTCCCGGCCCGCCCGACGAACCTGCCGCTCCCGCCGTGTCGGCCAAACCGCCGCCGCCTCCTGTCCCTGCCGGGGCCGAGCACAACGACCCGACCGAACTGGCCCCGCCGCTGATGCCGATAAGGCCGTTGCCGCCGCCGGCCCCGCCGGCACCGACCGTCACGGTCTGGCCTGCGCCGATGTCCGCCGCCGTCACCGTCTTCTTCGCGTAAGACCCGCCCGCGCCGCCGCCAGCCGAGTGCTGCTTGCCGGCCGTGCCGCTCTGCACGCCGCCGCCGCCGCTGCCCCCAGCCTGCACTTCGATCACGGCGTAAAGCAGTCCCGGCGACGGCACATAGGGGGTCGTCCCGACCGTCGTGAACACTCTCGGCACGATCTTGGTGACGACCTGCGACAGGTCGGGAGAATTGTTAGTGGCGACCACCCACTGCGACGAGTTGCCGTCGTTGTAGAAGACGTAGAGCTGCCCGCTGACGCTGTCGAACCAGAGCTTGCCCTGCAACGGCCCGGCCGGCGGAGTGTCCGAGACAACCACGCCGGAATTGCCGAGAGCGGTGTTGACGAACGCCGTCGTCGCGACCGACTGGTCGTTGTCGGCAGCCGGCGGCGTCGGGGCTTTCGGGTCACCTGTGAAGACCGGGGAAACGATCGGCGCGAAACCGGCGACAACGAAAGCCGTCGTCGCGACCGAAGCGTCGTTGTCGCCGGGCGGCGGCGTCGGAGCTTGTGGATCGCCGGTCAAGACCGGCGAGGCGAGAGGAGCCTTGCTGTCGGCGTACTGCTTGGTGGCCGGCTGCAAGGGGGCGGCGGGATCGGCGGCGAGGACAATCGGCCCGGTCATGGTGCCGCCGGCCAGCGGCAAGTACGCCGCGACGTCGGCGGCGGTCATCGCCTTTGTCCAGCTCGCCGGCACGAACGCGCCGGGTCCGGTAGCCGTGGCGCAGCGCCAGACGAAGCCGCCCTGCCAAGCGTAGTCACCGACGTTGTAGTGAGCGGTCGTCGAGAAAAATCTGACGGGCAGGAGGTCGATCGCCGTCCCCGCGACATCGACGACGCCGAACTGCATGTCGGGATAGTTGACGAACGGCTCGCCGGGTTGACGCCCGGCCGGGCGCGCGGCGGCGACGATCGAGCGGAGTACCTGAACTATGTTCGGCAAGGCTATCTAGCCCCTCTTGACGCGATATCTACCGCGAGGTCCGAATGGTTAGCCGGCTAATAAGTCCCGATGTCGATCGTGTAGGCTTGCAGGTAGCGCAGCGTCACCGGCTGGAGGATCGTGGCCGGATCGTTGGCGAGGGTCAGGGGTCCGGTCATCGTCCCACCGGCAAGGGCAAGGCGCGAAGTGTCGGAAGGATGAACGTGATCGGAACGGCTCCAGACGACCCCGGTGCCGGCGTTGGCGGCACCGTCCATGAGAGGGACGACGTCCGCACCGGGGAAGACAGCAGCGACATCGGCATTGGTGAGAACGACCGCGCCCTGGCGGGTGTTGAAGCTGGAAACCCCGGCCACCGATCCCGACAACGCCGCTTGCACGAAAGCCGTTGTCGCAAACGAATTGTCGCTGTCACCGTAGGCCGGCGTCGGTCCCCGGGGATTGCCGATGAACAGCGGCGAAGCGATCGGAGCGCCGCCGGCATCGGTGATGTCCTGCAAGATCATCGCGATAGTTCCGGAGCGGCCGTTGAACGACTGCACGCCAGTGAAGCCGGAGATCGTCGCGGCAGCCTGGGATGCCCACCAGCGGGACGACCAATGGTTTCCGGAGATGCCGGTGATGGCGAGGATGTTCGGGGGAATGGTATCCGGCATGTGCTCGGCCCACTCAATGGAGACTTGGGCCCAGTCTTGCGCGGTGGCGGCAGCCAAGGCGGCGTCGTTCGAGGAGTTATCGGCGGTGTCGAGGGTGTCGATGGCTTGAGCTGCGAGAGGTTCGAGCCTGGCCTTGAGCTGCTCCTGGACGGTGACGACGTCGCCGATCACCTGGAGGCTGCGGGCGTACTCCTCGACCTGTTCCGCGGCGAAGACTTTCGCGTCATGAAGCAGCTCGACGATCTCGCGGCGCATCTGCCCGATCGCCATCGCTGCGCGCTGGATGGCGACCCGCTCTTCCTGGACCTGGGCGAGGATCTTGCGAGTCATCTCGGCGTGCAGCTCCGCCGGAAAACTTTCAACGCTCAACAGGTTGTGCGCTAATTTTCCGTCCGCCCGCAGGAGCCTGGCGATGCGCTCTTCAAGCAGATTGATGGCCCGGCCTTGGGCATTGAACTCGGCGTCGAGACGGTCGCCGGGATGACGATCGCCGGGATGATCGGTGTCCCAGCTCGAAAACGAAAAAACCCGTTCAACGCCCATGAGCGGCACGCCTCCGTGTCCGGAGGAGGGACCCTACGCTTTTGCGAGCGACCTTGCTACTCCTCGGGCTCGTGTCCGGGACCGCCGTAGGGCTTGAACTTGCGGAAACGCGGAAGATACCTGCCGCGGTCGTCCTCCTCGACCACCAGCCCGGCGGCGACAGCGAGCGACGAGAAGCGCAGGCAAACCATCTTGCCGCGCACGATTTCCAGGGGATCGCCGGGGGCGTAGCCGGCAGCGATCAGGCGGCGGGCAAGCGCGAACGCCGGATCGCCTTTGGACTTCTCGACACGGTGCTCGCCGCAGCTCGCCCATTGGCGGATCTTGTCGGGGTTCTCGCCGATCTGGATGGTGACCATCCGAAGAATATAAACCGAAAAATTTTGTCTGTCGCGATGCCCGCGCAGCCATCGCGCACGCGCGGGCGGGCCGGGGGGCGGACGCGCGCGTGCGCGCACGCCCGCGCGCGCCTGCGCCTGCGCGCACGCCTGCGCCTGCGCGCGCACGCCCGCGCGCGCCTGCGCCTGCGCGCACGCCTGCGCCTGCGCGCGCAGCGCACGCGCGCACGCCACGCGCACGCGCGCCCGTGTCCGCGCGCGAGCGTGTCCGCGGACACGCGGTGTCCGCGGACACGGTCACAGGAGCCGGTAGGGTCGTCGCTTCCTGGTCGCCTTCGCCGGCTTCGCGATCGACTCGAGCCGTCGGATTTCGCGATCCAAATCGGCCGCGGATAATTCTGAGACGGGCGTCTCATTCTGGCGAGTCGGCTCTTGCAAACGACCGATCGCGCCGAGCATTTCGAGGAGTGTCCGAGCCGCCGCTGCGCGAGCCGCGGCAGGCGCGGAAACGTCTTCCGCAACTGCTTGCAAAGTATCGATCGAAATCTGTTTCAGATCCGCCGACAGATTAATCGTCTCCCGATCGCCGCTATACCCTCCCCGGGCGCCGTAGGCTCGCCTTCCGCGATCGCAGCGAACGCCGCCCTGGCGAGCGCCGCCCGCGCCCTGGTCCCGCTCGCTGCGCGCCGGAACCGCGGATCTCGCGCCTTCGCCCTGGTCACCGCGGCGCCGACGCCGCCGTGCGAGGGACACGCCGCCACGCCTTGCACCGCATCACGCCTGCACCGCTCGCCCGTCGCCCGGGAGACGCAACGGCATTGCCGCCGTCCGCTCCCCGGGGAGAAGTCCCCGAACGCTGTTCGCCGGGCCGCCATTGCCGGGCCGATCACCGCGGAGACGGTACGGCGGTACGGCGCCCGCCAAACAGGCCGTTTTCTCATGCCGACACGACTAGCACGCCTTCCCCGCCGTAGGAACGCTGTTTCCCGCGTCCCCCGTGCCCCGCCAGAGCGTTTTCAGGAGTGCCCGGCTACTACCCCAGCCGGGACACGCCAAAACGCGCCTACGGGCTTCCCTGTGGCCCTGGCGTCGATCGTAGGATGGATTACCCCGTTTCGGACTATGCCGATCGGTCTTGAACCGATACAAAAAAGACTACAACCATTTTTTGCGCGAGATTATTCCGCGCCAGGGCGCCGCGGCGGAACCGCTTGCTGCCGAGCGCCGCTACTCAACCACGCAACCCCTGGAAAAATATCCTGCACCCAGCGATAGAGATCGTCGCTGGCGCGTTTTTCCAGCCGGGAGGCACCCCAACACCCCCCGCAAATAAAAACGCGCCCACGGGCTTCCTAGTGGCCCTAGCGTCGATTTCACAAACAGATAGGGCGCCGCGGTCTCCCGCGGCGCCCTGGTCACTGTCAAAAGCAAGGTTTCTCTAGGCTTCCGCTGCCAAGATCACCAGGAGCGCGATCACCAGGAGGAGCGCGGCCATCATGCCGCTCCCCGCTGCGACAGAACGCGCGCCAGGAGCCCGAGTCCCACCGCGGCCATATCGTCGCCAACGTCGACTCGCACTTCGTTGGCAAAGGCGCCGGTCACCGAGGAGTCGATCGAGATCCCGACAATCTCGACACCGCGCGCCTCGCAATGCGCCACCACTTTCTGCACCGCTTCCACGCCCAGGTCGTCTTCACCGTCCGTTGCGGTGAACACGATCTTCCGCTTGCCGATCGCGCGCAGCGAGAGCCGCTCCGCAGAGCGCGCGAGCGCCTCGCAGAGAGGAGTCGAGCCCTCGCACGCGAGCGCCGCGGTAACCGCCCGGGCCATCACGCCCGGGGACGCGAGCCGCTCCCCGGGAAGCTTGATCGCCTTTGAGACGTTGCCGACAAATTGCGCGATCTCGCACTTGACGCCTACCTGTTCCGCCGCCTGCGCGATCGTCAGCGCAAACACCGCAGCGCGCCACAAGCGACCGTTCAGCGACATCGAGGAGGAGCCATCGAGGAGGATCACGATTTCGGTCTCAAACCCGTCGCGCCGGGAGCGCCGGGCGAAGGGCCGATCGAAATCGCCCGCCGCGAGTCTTCCCATCGCATGCGAGTCGACGCGCCCGGCAGCGCGCCGCCGGGAGAGATCATCGAGCGCCGGAGCGCGCAGCGCGCCCGCCACTTGATTGCGAAGCCGGGAGCATCCGCGCGCTTCCCTGGCGAGCCGCTCACTATGCAGCGCAACGTCTTTCCAAAATTCGCGCACACGTTCCAACGGCACCGCCGCCTCGCGCACGGCACGCGCCAGGATGTTGGCGATCATCCCCTCGCGATAGCGATGATGATCATCCTTGCGCGATTTGCTGCGCTTCATGGGGTCCATGTCGGGGACAGCTTCCATAGGTCCGCTG